GAAACCTTTAATATAGAATCACGCCAAAACGAAAACGCCAATGTGATTGCCCTGGCAAAAGGCGCAATGGACGAGCTAACCGGTGTGCCAATGTTGCAACAAGGTGAGCAAGGACCAGCATCACAAACATTAGGCGGTATGTCTATGTTAATGAATGCTGCCAATACCGTGCGCAGAAACCAAGTGATGGATTGGGATCACAATATGATAAAGCCCATTATCACCGGCTTTTATCATTACAACATGGCAGAGCATGACGATGATAATGTTAAAGGCGATTACAATGTAAATGCCAAAGGCGTATCTGCATTATTAGTACGCGAAGTACAAAGTCAAAACATAATCAACATGCTGAATATGGCATCCACTAATCCAGCACTCATGCCAGTAGTACAAATAAAAGCAATTCAATGGTTACGTGAATGGTGTCAAATCAATGCAATGGACGACAGCCTAATTCCAACTGATGACGAAATAAAGCAACTGCAAGAGTCACAACAGCCAAAAGAAGATGAACAAGGCGAGGGTCAAGGCCAAGATAATGAACTACAAGCCAAATCCCAATTGCTGCAACTTGAATACAGTTTAAAAAATCAATTAGCTGAAAAAGATCAAGTTAATAAACGTGAAATTGAACTGATAAAACAGCAAACCGAATTAAATAAACTGCAAACAACAGGTCAAATTAAAGAGGCTGAATTTAACCAGCGTATGAAAGAGTTAGAATTTAGACTTGAACGCGAGGCAACCTTAAAACTCAATCTTGAAACCGTGCAAACCAATCGTTTTAATGCCGAACTTGCTTTAAAACAAACCCAAGGCGAAAGAGCAAATATAGGTTTGGAGTCAGCTTAATGAATGTCAGTAAACAAACCCTTATAAAATACATCGAATCTGAGCAAAAAACACTAGCCGAAAACATTTTAGAAACCAATGTAGAACAACGTGATTCAGATTTAATGCGCGGGCAACATCTCGCCCTAGAAGAACTTAAAAAAAAACTTGATAATTTAGAACGCCAAGATTGAAATTATTAAGTTTTAAATATCAGTTTTAATGTAACAAATAAACAATTTCCCTGGGCCTAACAGCCAAGCTGTTACGCCTTTTTTAGCCGCCTTAGTGTTTTGCACTTAGGCGGTTTTTTTATGCCCGCGCAAAAGTTTGCCCGTGCTTAATACAAGGTACAACCCAATGACCAATCCAGTAACCGACCCTGAACACACACATTTACAAGCAGCAGGACTAGACCTACAAAGTAGCTCAGAGCTAACGCTTGAACAAATGTACAACGCTGAATACAGCTTAGATGATCCCGCAACACTTGATACTGCATTGCAAACAGGCTCAAGCGCCGAATTATCCAGTGAACAGCACAGTGACCAAGGCGGCTTAGGTAACGACACCGATACACTTGCCGATGAAACGCCCAGCGCCGTACACGCTGAGCAATCAACTGCAACAACTGACTGGGAGCAAATTGCCAAAGACAATCTGCATAAATTCCAATCGTCACAAGGGCGAGTAAGTGCCTTACAAACCAAAGTGACCAAGTTAGAGCAAAGTGCGCCACAAGCTTATGTGCCGCCAACGCAAAGTGACGATACCAAAGAACTTCTGGAAGAAATGCCTGAATTGCAAAGCCAATTCAGTGCGCAAAATGCCGCACTGCAAGGCCAGCACGAAACCAGCTTAAACATACATAATCAGCTAACCGAAGATGCGCAATATCACTTAGAGCAAGAGCAAGCAAATCAGCAATCCCTATTCAAAAACACCGTAGCCAGTGTGCATGATGGATTTGAAACCACATGGAATAGTCCTGAGTTTGTGAGCTACTACCAAGGTTTAGATGATTTTTCAAAGCAACGTGCTATGTCAGCCAATCCCGCAGATGTCATTCAGACATTAAACAACTTCAAGGCACAAACCGCCGCCCCTAAACCACACATCCGAAAGCCAGCAGGAAAGCCCAATTCAAGTGGAGCTTATCCCGCACAGGCGCAAGAAGGTGCATTTGATTTAGAAGCGGAAATGAATAAAGAATACAGCTAATTTTTAGGAGAGTGCCATGTCAGCACCAACAATGAATAAATACGGTCAAATTGACCAGACAGTCGGTTTTCAAGCAGAAAAAACATATCTTAAACATGCCATGAACAAAGAAGTTTTGGGCAAGTTTGGTGTGCCAGCGTTTTTATCTAAAAAGTCAGGTAATCAAATTCACTGGCAGCGTAAAAAGTCATTAGCGCCTATTCGTGTCGCTTTAGTAGAGGGCCAAGCACCTAGCGGTACGGTTTTCCAATATGAAAAAGTGATAGCAGAAATTAAGCAGTTTGGTGCGTGGATGCCTATTACTGACCAAGTGGTAGATTTGCATGAAAATAATGTCACAAAAGACATGATCGAATCGCAAGGTGAGCAAGCCGGTATTACCGCAGAAATGGTAATGTGGGATGTGATCACTAATGGTACATCTGTGACGTATGCAGGTGGTAAAACACAACGTGTAGATGTGGTTGATACCTTAGATGCCTCTATGATCCGCCATGCACAAAAAATGCTACGCCGCATGAAAGGCACTAAGTTTACTCAAGTCGCAAAATCAACACCGCAATACGGTACAAAGTCAGTTGAATCGGCATATATCGCAGTATGTCATACCGATTGTGAAGATATATTACGTGCATTACCTGGCTTTAAATTGGTTGCCGATTACGGCACAGGTAAAACAGTGTGTGATGACGAGTTTGGTCAATTTGAACAAACGCGCATTGTAACTTCACCAGAGTTCGATTCCATTTTAGATGCCGGTGGTGTCACAGGTGCTACAGGCATGGAGTCAAATGGTGGTGCAAATGTAAACATCTACCAAATGATTGTTTTGGCTAAAGAATCATTTGGTCATATTGCAGTACGTGGCGAAAAATTCCCGTTAGGTGGGCCAATTAAACCAATTGTACGCCAGCCTGGTAATGCAACGCCGGGTGATGAATTAGGCCAAACAGGTTCTATTGCATGGAAAATGTACTTTAATGCAAAAATATTAAATGACACTTGGTTAGAGCGCTTAGAGTTCACAGTACCAGCTTAATTAAACATTCACTAAATTAATAAAAATATAACCCTGCTAATGCGCAGGGTTTTTTTATGGGAAAATAAAATGTCACAATTTCAAAATTCGCAATCAATCGCAAAAGAAAAAACAAAAGCCCCGTTATTTAAAGAATTAAAAGATGTGTACGGCATAGATTTGCCTGAACGCACAACACTCGATGAACTGAAAGTTAAACTCGCTGAGCAGTTAGGTATTCCCGTAGCTGATGTATCAAAATCAATCGTGGAATCAGGTGGCAATGCATTAAGTCAAGCTAATAGCCAAAGTGATACTTTCGAAAACAAACAAGAGCAGCCAATAGGCTATATCTGTATTATTCCAAAAGGTACAGACCTAGAGGGACAGTCAGATGTTAATGCCCGTAATGGTAAGCATGGTTCTTGGTCAGTAAAGCGCGATACGCGCGTGGGTTTACCTATGGCTGCAATTTATGCCATTGAAGCGCCTAAAAACATAGAGCGTAAAAAAGACGAGCAAGGTAATTTAACAAACGAAATTACAAGAACGCCTCGCTTTCAGATCAGCCGATTAGTGCCTATTTATGAACGCCAAAAAAATAGAATTGGTACAGAATTTAGTGAACGTGAATTAGCAGCGTTAAGCCAATAATGATCACCGGTAACTTCTTAGAACTGTGTCAGCTAACATTAGCAAAAGTGCAGTTCTCCGGTTCTGGGCCAGGCTCAGTATTAAACCAGAACGGTGAAGCAAAACAAGTAGTAGAGTCAGTGCAAGCCGCATGGTTAGCCATTCAAGATGAGCAAAAATATTGGGCGTTTTTAAAAGACGAGCAACAAAGCCTAACCGTTGTAGGGCGTAAAAATTACATGCCCGCCGATTTAAATGCACCCGAACTCAAAGGCATAGATAAACTGTTTTGTGAGCAAACCCCACTCACTTATTTATCGCCTGTAGAGTTTAAAGACCGATTTAGATTTGGTACTGAGCAAGGTCAGCCGCGCTATGTTACCCAAGATTTAATTGGTGGTGTAAGCAAAGTAGTGTTATATCCGATACCCGATCAGGCGTATAACCTGCATTTAGAATACAAAAAAAAGCCCCAGTTTTTTATCAACAATGAAGACGTACCCAACATCGACCTACGCCACCGCTGGGCCATTGTATACATGGCCGCACTTGATTTAGCACAACAACAAGAAGATGGCGCATTGTATCAACATATGACACAAAAATATGCAGAGGCATTGCAAAACATGCACTCACAATATCTGCCCTCTTGGGACTTTGCCCACCAATAAATAAAAAGGGGTCGGAGTCAATTAAATTAATTAACTCCGACCCCTTTTAGTTTTTCATCTGTTAATAATCGTTAGGTAAAGCCATGCAGCCCATAAAAACAAACCCAAAAAAAGCGCATACCGTGCGGTTAAGTGGTGGCTTAAATCAAGTCGCTACTAGCCTAGAAATGCCCGACGGTAATTGTGTGCAACTGCTTAACTACGAAATAAATCAATTAGGTGATTATCAATCAGTTACCGGTTTTGAGCGATTTGACGGACAAGCCGCACCCTCGAGTGCCATACCGCCAAACGGCCCTTATGTTGATGATGCAGTAGAACTCGCTGATGTATTAGTCGAACGTGAAAGACTTAGAGCCTTAATACAGCCCGTACCAGGTAGCGGTAAAGTGTTAGGTGGTTTCATGTTGCTAGGCATTAAATATGCT